TCAATAGGTGGCTACTTTACCAGATTCTTTTGTGTCTGTAACGACAGATTGCACGTAGGACAATAACCAAAAACTTTTTCGCCCATCCTTGTATGGCCTTTGGTATCTGCCTTCACGAATCCGAGCGTCTAGAGTTTCAGGTTCGATATTGAGCATGTGTGCAAATTCTTCACGACCAACTCGGCGTTCTTCTTTTGACTGAGCAATACGTTCAGCTACAGCAACAATCTTTTCTAGAATACTAGCCTCTATTTTAACTATTTGTCCCATTTAACCCTCCTTACTTTCCGCTTTAGGGTTTGCCCACCAAAGAACAGGGCCATTTTCTGAATCAAATGCTGCTATTAGAAATAAGCCTTCTTGTGGTGGCTGCGGCTTCCAGTTGGACCAATCACTAAGATTGTCTTCTGGAATCTCTTCAATATCCCAATAGTCAAGGTTTTCGATTTTTATAGAAACACCAAGGTTCTTTTGCAGTTGTGCCCATTGTTCTTTTGTATAAAACTCAGCATGCTCTCCAATTGTGTCATGTAGCTCTATATCAGGATGGAACCAGCAGCTATTTAAATCATCCGGTACTTGTGTTGGTTGTATTTGATATTTCATTCCTCAGCTCCATATCCGTAAAATTGTTTTGCCTCATCAAAGCTTTTGGTTACAAGGGGAGCAGAACCTTTCTTGTAGCAAATTACTATTTCATCAAATTTAAAAACACGTTCAGCTGTCTTCAAATCAAAGCATTGGTACATAGGTTCACTAAACCAACTTTCTACATAAAATAGATTTTTAATATGATCCTTGCGGGAACCGTGCCATTTCTGGACTTTAATAACATCATCGAAGATTTCTAAGAAAAAGTTGTTGCCTTCCTTTTCATGCATTTTTCTATAACGCTCAACAGCTCTCTCAGCTATCTCTTTAGAAGCTGCTGGGGTTTGTTTAAAAGGGCTGTAACCTTCAGGTCGCATAGCAACCGCCCACAATGTTGATTTACTCATTGGCAGCTCCCGATACGTTAGGCACACTATGAAAATGCATCCAGTGTGAAGGTGTGTCATTCTGATAATTTGCCCATACACTATTTAAATCATCATCAATGGTCATATAGTCTTGTTCAGGGGTAACATCAGGCGCATCTGCCCAACAAATTAGTACCATTATGTCTGTAGGTGGCTCTTCATCTTCGACACTGATCCAAGTCGGCACCGCCTGAGCTCTGGCTCTTGCTAACCATGCCTTAAACATCTCGTGTTTTAGATATGATTTATTGGCGTATTCCTCAGAGGAAGGATCTAAGGGCAATTCACCATGTCTTTTAAAAAAATAAGCATCAAAATCTTCAAGTTCTTGATTTAGATCAATCATTTAGGCCACCATCTGATATATACGCTTAACTTCATGATCAAGCTCATCCATTGCAGAGCGACCTTCTTTGAAATACTTCAAAAGCATTAGTTTGTATCGCTCTTGAGCCGCTTTGTTCATCACACCTTTATCGGTTAAGGAAATGGTAGGCTTGTTACCTTTAATAAGGTTCACGCCGTGTGATGTACCTTTACCGCGATATCCCGCATTTACGTTGAACACAATGAACTTTTCGAAAAGCTGCATTGGTAGCAGCTTTAGCTCGAAAAGAAACTCTGGAGTAGTTTGTTTCGACATTAGAAAGGTTCCTCCAGTAAATAATCAGGTTCGTTTGATGCCGCATTTTGTAACTCAAAGCGGCGTTTCTTAACAAAGTCCATGAGTCGTGATTGAATCTGTGGATCTCGTGCGGCCACATCTATTTCCAAAGCATCTAATGTTGTGAGGTCGGGCGCGTTTTGGATCTGGACCATTAGTGAAGGTGGTTCAATTGCTTGCGCCTTAGATTTTTCTAGCTCTTCAAGACGTTTGTGAGTTGCAAGTAGCAAAGGCTCCATTTGTTTATCAGACCAAGTGCGTGTATATCGATAAACTGCATTTACTTCGTCTGGTGTTTTTGAGTCCTTAACTCGTTGCAGCAGGGTATCAAGTTTCTTCTGATATTCTGGATCAACTTTAGGCTCGTTAGTTTCAGGAACTAACAGATCCTCAGAAGTGGTGACATTAGTTTGTTCTGTAATAACAATCGTTGACTTATTATTGGTAGGAAAAACTTCAGAAGGTATTACCTTAGCTGGTGTCTCAGCTTTAGATTTTTTACCACGCTGTTTTTTTGGTTCCTCACCTAGGCGAATAACACTTAAATCGTCACTAACTTCAAAACCTAACGCTTTAGATAGTGCTTTTAATTGAAGCTTGGCGTTTTCTGCATCACGCTGAACAAAGCCACTATTAATAGAATCAATAAGTGCGTTAGTTTTAAAATCTAAAACATAAACTGTATGCGAATATGTACTGATTACAAAAACTTCCTGACCCTCTTCATATTCTTCAATAGTCAATGGTTTTGTGAAAGTAATCCCAGCTAATTCAATTGTTTCAAGCTGAATACAAAACTCGTAATGAGGTTGGCCAAACACAGTTGCAGGCATTTGATCGAGTGTACTGAAAGATTTATCCGCTTTAAGTACACCATTACCAGCATAACGACAAAGAACAATTTTACCTTTTTGAAGAGCTGCAAATGCTTCAGCTGCAGTTAGTAAATTAGACATGAAAAGCTCTCCTTTTAGTGATGTAACGACTGTTGTTGCTGAACTTGCTGAGGATGGTTTTTAGGGGCCCAACCCATCTGATCGGCACGTGCTTGGCAAGCTCTATTGATACCCGCCTCATACGTAGTGCCTTTAAACTTCTTAATTGCAGCATTTAAGATGTTAGTGTCTGGTGCATCTTTAATTGCTTTCAATGCATTTTGATATAGTTGGTCCTGAGTACGAGGCGGCTTCTGGTTACCACCCTGAGCCGTTATCTGGTTATTCTGATTTGTATTTTGACCTGCTGGGGTAGAGGCATTTTGCTCTAAATAGGCATAGTCATAGTTGTATAGATATTTACTTCCATCAAAATTACCGAGGTAAACATCAGCTGCCACACCAATAGCTTTAAACGCTACACCAAGAGCATCAGTAACGGCCTTTTTATAACCTTCATCAATCGCTACTAATTTGCCTTTTTGAACTTCAACAATTGCTGAACCGCCGTTGCCGAAAAATTCCTCACCCCAAACACCATCAATCTTGGTTTTTACTGCTACTTCAGCAAAAGCCATAATGGTTCCATCTGGCGCAGTTTCAGACCATAAACGTACATGTCTATAAGTCCAGCCATGACCAACAGGACCAAAGGCCTGAGTCATAGCCATTAATCGCCATTGAGGGTTAATATCTGATTTACCTTTTAAATAACCAAACTCAATTTTTTTAAGAAAATTGGTAGGCGTTTGCTTAACTGCATTCCAGATATGTAAGTTGTCTTTTGAGTTTTCAGTTGTCATTTTTCTTATCCTCATCTAGAGCCAGTGAAGCCGCGCTTAGTTTTATAAGCTTTGCGGTCATAAGTAGGGATGTTTGTTTCACGCAGTTTTATAGCGAGCTGCTTTCTGCGTTGGAAATCGATTTCTTGTGTGAGTTCATTCCAAACTTTTGGATATTCAGTTTTGAACTTTTCAACGTCCAAAGGTGTCTTAACTTCACCCTTAACTTGGTAAAGAACTGAGCCATTAGCATTAGATGCGTACACTTGCCAGCCAATGCGGACAGAGTAGAGGCTCGTTGAACGGTCAAGACCTAAAAAAGACTTATAGCCGTCAGGGTGCTTTTTGAAATTAGACATGTTCAGCCTCCTTACATTCGCATGTACCAACAAAGGCATACGTAAGCGGGCTAGGAGCATCAACAGGTGAGACGTCCTTAATATTTAAAGGAATAATTTCTTTGCGATATTTAACTAAAACCACCTCACCTTCACGGCAATCGACAATTCCTTCTCTTGAAGAAAAACGAGCAGATTTAGAAGATTGGGTTACTCTGCAAAATGAAACCTCATCACCAGCTTTGATTTTTGAACGGTCAACAGGAATCATCTTCTTGCAAGTAGGGCAGTTATAATCTTTCATTAGGCTGCCTCCAACCATTTATTACGGTCGATATAGCCAACCAATAAAATATTTATGTTTTTATGGTCGTCATGATTGGTGAAATCATTCCAAGGTTTGCCGCTTAAGTCTGTTACTGACTCAATAGCAAGGTTAGTAATTTCAGCCGCTGTAAAGTCAGATCCAGCTACACCATAACTATCTGCTACGCCGTCAAAATCGAAGCTCACGTTTAGTTTGAAGCCGTCTATGCGGATAATTCCTTCACCAGATTTTTCACCAGTTTTCTTAACAGCTAGAAGTTCATATTCAGAAGCAACTACTTGATCGCTTTCATATGAATAATTAGAAGGGACGCTTGAATTAGCAGTTCGATATTCACAAGAACCCAAGGCTACAAGTACAGCAATTGCTGTAACTCCAGTTACCTTGTGCTTGTTTGAAAAGGTTTTTACGTTCATAATTGACCTCGCAGTTTGCAAAAGCACATCGGAAGGTAAGAGAGTCGATGTGCTTTTTTAATGTCTGTGAGACAAATATCGCATTCCCGATATTTATAGTCAATAGTTATTCCGATATTTTTATTGGTATTCCGATAAAATGTCTTTAAAAAAGAAAGCCCACTTTAAAAGTGGGGCGAATGAGTAAAATTATTTAATTAATATTTATGGTCTAGCACTTTTAATAGTTTGAGGATGGATTATTTTCAACTTCATTATTTAAGTCATCAAGAGCATTATCCACATCTGGAACGACATCACGCCAATTTTCATTTTCAAAGCGTTCAAATTGATTATTTACTTCTTCTAATTTAGCTTCTAACTCAGCAATATGCTCTTCTAATTCAGCAATTTTCTGATCTTTCTCATACACGATTGCCTCATGTTCAGCTCGGCTAATAGTGTCTGAACAGCCAGTTAAAACTAAAACTGGGATTATCAAAATTAATTTAAAAATTTTCATCTTAACTCTTTCTTACTCTTCGTTTTCCACGGTATGTATATCTCAATGAATCTATTACTTGACCAATAAAATAGCAATCTTCGTCAATTGGAATGATATTAGGATGAAAATTTGGGTTAATCGCCTTTAGATACCTTGTACCATCAGATTCAATAACCAGTTTTTTGAAAGTAGCATCTTTGTCTTTTCGTACAACAATGATATCTCCAGATTGCATATCTGAATAATATACTGTTGGATCTACAACAATATAATCACCTTCAACAAAATCAGGTTCATTACTTACGCCACGTACTTTTAAATAAAAACATTTTTCGCAATCATCTGGGAGAGGGAACCATTCCGTAACTTGAGACATATCTACTGATTCAACATTAGTAAAATTACCTGCTTGTACCCAAGATAAAACGGGCGCCATACGAGCTTGAACTGGCACAACGTTGGTTGTAATAAGTTCCCCAACTACACCTTTTTTTAATTCTTCAGCTGTAACCCCAAGAGCGTTCGCTAATTCAAGTATTGAACCTGTTGACTTAGCATTTCCTGTTTCAAGATCAGAAATTACAGATTGTTTAACACCAGATTTCTGAGCTAACTCTTTTTTGAGTCATCTTTTTCGCTTTTCGTATTGCTTTTAAGTTTTCACCCAAAGTAGCCATATGTATTTCCTTAAATACTTATATCGGAATTCTGATGCAAATTTGTATCGCTTTGGCTATTGTTAAAATATCGGAAAACCTATATATTTATCTAAAAATATAGGAGTTACGCATGAAACAGTGGCCAAACATGATTTCAGATTTGCGTGAAAAGGGCTTAACACAAACTCAAATTGGTACCGAAATCGGGTGCTCACAGAATTACGTTAGTGATTTAGAGCGAGGGGTATGTGGTAAACGCTTATCGCATGAAATTGCAACCAAATTACAAAAGCTTTGGAAAAAGCATTGCAAAACCAAACAAGTGGCTTAGGTAACAAGATGAGCTAATTATCAGTTGATATATCTGCAAACGCTAGCAATAACGAATCGCTCATATTGCAAGCACTAAATACTAGCAATCAAAGACAAGTAGCCGAGAAGGTGGGAATAGATGCAAGCACCTTGTCGAGAATGAAAAATGACAAGAAAAACAATGGATTGACAGAGATTGAATTTATTAGCTCTTTGTTGACAGCCATTGGACTGAAGGTGGTGCCAGAAAGTGATGTGTATTGCTCACCTGAAATTGCAGAAGCAACGCGAGTCTATTTAGCACATGCATTCACTTCACCTGAATACATGCGGATTTTATTCAAATAAAAAACCACTACCTGCGCGAACAGGAGTGGTTAGGCATTCAATTGAGGTGAATCAAATGAACACAAATAATCTACCAAATCAACAGCAAATAATCCAGAGCTGGTTTGAGCCAGCTCTTTATACGCTGAATCAATTGCTTGAAAAGAGAAAGGAAAATCTCCGCCGAATTAACCGTGACGAAAATAACGCGGCTGTATTAAGAGATGAGCTCGTTGAATCTTTGGCATATCAACATGGCATTTCTTTTTATTTTGCCGGTGAGGTTATTGCTAGTTTAGGTCGAGCTAAAAAGATTCGTTTCTTGGGACGATTCATCCAAGTAAATGTTGGGGAGGCTTCAAAATGAATGAACAGATCCTCAGAAAGATTAAACGCTGTTTCGAACTATCAAAAAGTTCAAATGAAAATGAAGCAGCTTTGGCAATTAAACAAATGCAGGCTTTGATGCAAAAACATGGTTTCAGTGAAAAACATGTACTTGCTGCTGATTGTGTTGAAAATGCATATGAAATCGGATCAAAGAAGAAACCCCCTCAATGGGTTTTAAGTCTTCATAGCACAATTGCACAAGCTCTAGATTGCAGCTCAATGGTTAGACATTGGCATGGGCAAAAAAACATCAAGCTTATTTTTATAGGTGTGGGCTCAACTCCTGAAATCGCTAGTTATGCGTTTGATGTGCTTTATCGGAAGTTAAAGAAAAACCGCGCTGAATACATTGATGAAAATCTGTGGCGTTATAAGAGAGCCAATAAAACCAAATTAGCTGATGCTTATTGTACCGGCTGGGTTCAAAACGTTTATTCAAAAGTTAAAAATTTGAATCCTAATTTGGAGATTAAGGATCAAGTTGATGCCTACAAGGAAACCAAAATTAAAGATTTTGATCTGGAAAGAATTTTTAAAGGTAATGAACGATTTGACAAACGTGAACGTAAGGTTCAAGGCGCAATGAATGAGGGTTACTCTGAGGCTAAGGAAGTAGATCTTTTTGTTGCTACTGAACATATGGAAAAAGTACAAATAGGCGGTGTACATGAGTAATTTTGTGCCTAATTCCTTTCAAGTGCCTAATGCATTTGTCGATGAGGTTTTAAATAAAATCTCTGATGCTGCATGCAAAATTTACTTGGTTATTTGCCGTAAAACTCGCGGCTGGAATAAAGAGATGGATTCCATCTCTTTATCTCAATTTGAAGAGATTACAGGGAAGAGTAGACCGACAGTTGTTAAGTGCCTTAATGAATTAATTAAGGTCGGTTTAGTCGTGGAACAACCGAGCACTATTCACGGAAATACATTCAAATTAGGTAACGATACTAGTGTAGGTTTGGTTATTAAATTTCCTAGTAAAAATTTTTTACTACCTGAAATTTATGGACAAACTAGTAAAAATTCTTTACCACTGCTAGTTAAAAATTTTAACTACACTAGTAAAAATTTTTTACCGTTACTAGTAAAAATTTTTAACACACAAAGTATCACTATCAAAAACAACTCTCAAAGTAATAAAAAAATAAATAAAAAAAGAGAGTCAGTTTCTGAAAAACCTAAATCAGAAAAACCAAGTGAATTTAATCCACGTTCAGTTGAACTACCTGCATGTGTAGATCCAGAGCTGTGGAACAATTTTGTTGATATGCGAATCAGCATCAAAAAACCACTTTCTGAAAATGCAGTGAAGCTAATCCTTAAAAAACTTATCTCATTTGGTCCTTTGGCTAACCAATCACTTGAGAACTCAATTATCGGAAATTATCAGGGTGTATTTGAACCTCGCCAAAATCAAATTCTGGAAAACCCACAATCACATAACGTTCCTGAAGAACCGGGTTATTTCACTCAAATGTACGCTGAAAGCAACCGTTCAAACGTGATTGACGTTACACCAGTGTCACAAGATTTTGGAGGCTATTAATCATGAATGAATTAGCACCATTTGAAAGTTTTTTAAAAGAACTAATTGCGGCTTACAGAACTAAATACGCTGTTCAGTTCAATAAGAATTTTCCAGTAGAGGGGAAAAATGCCGTTCCAATGCAAATCGTTGAACAGCAGCTTGCTAAAGCATTGGTTGGGGTTACACCTAACCAACTTCAAAGAGGCTTAGCGCTATTTTACGCAAGTACAAATACATACATGCCTAACTTCGCTGAATTCCGTGCTATGTGCATGGGTGACGATTGGTGGAGCGCTGAGAAGGCTTGGGTTAAGGCTTGTGAATACACTCAGATCTCTCAACACAAAAAAGTCACATTGCCAGACGGTAGAGAGCAGAACCAAGAAATTACAACCTTGACCAAATTCGTTTTAGACCAAGTTTATTTACTAATCCAAGACGGTGAAATGTACAAAGCCAAAATGGAATTTATCAAGATCTATGATGAATACAAGGCTGAAGCACAACTGAAGGGAAAAACCCAAGCTTGGTACCAAGAACCAATTTTATTAGCTCAGAAAAATGAGCAAAAAGTGCATATACCAGTTTCAAATGATGAAGCTCAAAAGCATCTCAAATCTTTGATGGAACGGTTAAAGATTAATGGCCGTAAACCTGCACCAGTACAAAAGCTTAAGGCTAAGGAAAAAGAGCCAGAACTTACAAGGGAATTAGGGCCAGATCCTTTCGACAATCCGCACGAATACGCAGAGATGTGCCGCCGTGAAGGTATGCCAATTCCTAGAAATATTCTTCAGCTAATTGAAGGGGCGAATGTATGAATAAATTCGAGATTTTAGCGTGGGGTTTACTCATTTCATTTTTTACAGCCGCTATTTGCGGGGCGGTGGTTTTGTGGTGGTTGGCAAGAACGGACATAGATGAGGTGAACCATGGATAACCCGATGACTTTTAACGAGTGGATGGTCGCACAAGGAAAAATGGTTTTGCTTCATGCTAATTGCTGCCGTGTTGCATATGAAGACGGGCAGCAGTCAATGCAAGCGAAAGTGGAGGAGCTGGAAAAAGAATGGCTTGAGATGAACCAACAACATGAACAGGCTGTTAAGGAATGCTTTGAGGTCAATTCTGAAAACAGGAAGCTGCAAAAGCGAGTGGATAAGGCAATTGAAGCGCTGAAAAACAAAATCGCCAAGGTTCAAAAATATGAACAGGATTCATTTGATCATGGCGCAATCATAGGTCTTGAATCCGCGTTGCGAACAGTAGAGCAAGCGCTCAAGGGGGAAGGACAGCAATGAGTAATTGTCGACACTGTGCAGCTGAAGAGTTAATAAATTCTTATGGCGGTCTTGCAGAAGCAAAGGATTACATGAAGCGCTATTTCAAGCTGAATGGTGGATTAAGAAATAAATATCCAAAAACCGGCAGCCTAATTACAAGCAAGATGAATGAATTACAAAGCGCAATTTCAATTGTAGAGGGTGGAAATAATGGACAGTAAATGGATTGAAGCACAGCGCCGTGAATTGGAAAAACTTATTTCACCAGATCTAATCAAGTCGAGAGAGGAGGCGCGTAAGATCTATTTTGATCATATGGAAAAAGAAATGGCTCGCCATGTATCACGCTCGATTGAACCCCTAAGCGGTAAAAAGAAAAACGCTCTTGTTGAACTAAGGGGGGCAATTGAAAAACTTGCTCAGAAATATAAACAAGATGCTCATACTTCAAGCCTTTTTGGTGATCTGGATAAAGCACGAGTTTATAACTGTTTTGCTAATCAGTTGGAAAGTTTGCTGAAAGGTGGTGCTTGATGACATCAATGAGCCTTGCTGAATATCGTGAATTATTTCCTATTCAGAAAAATAAAAAGCGCCGTTCAGCAAAGCAAGGTACCAGACAGCCGAGTGAAGGCGAAATGGTATTAGCAACACACTTAAACGCATGCAAGATCAAGTTTGAACAGGAATACAAATTTCATCCAACACGTAAATGGAGAGCAGATTTTTTTATTACAGGTACAAAGATTTTGGTTGAGGTGGAAGGCGGTATCTGGAGCGGAGGCCGCCATACGAGAGGTAAAGGCTATTTAGGAGATATGGAGAAATACAACGAGGCAGCATTGTTGGGTTACACGGTTTTACGGTTCAGTACAGAGCAAGTTAAGTCAGGTTTGGCATTAAAAAAAATTGAGCAATTGGTGGGATGATTATGAATATGGCAGCGCAACAACACATTTTACAAGCGGTCAATTGGTCTAAATATAGTTTTGAAGAATGGTGCCGACAGCTTGGGGCTTGGCTTAACGGCGATACTGAAACAATGGTCAAAATAGTTAAGACGATGCCAACTAAACGCATCACTCAACAGCAACGCGAAAAGTTAATGGCTATGTATATGGGGGATGAGAGTTTAAAAGATCGCTTGTGTATTCGCCGTAAGGGTACTTGTTGTGAGTTAAATGACAATGAAGCGCGGGCAATACATAAACTCCTACTTGACCTTCAGACTATCGAGGATGAGATTGTTAATGAATGGATTGGGGCAATCTGGTGGCATTATGTAATGGGGGAGTCTATACGAGACATCGCAAAGAGTAATGATACTTATGGGTCGCAAATCCAACAGGACATTAAATGCGGTTTAGCATTTATTAAATCTCGTTATCCCCATTTTCAATTTGATAAGTTTATAAAAACAGTAGTAATCAAAAATCAATCTTCTTGACTGTAAATACGGGGTGTGGCATATTCGTGCTATAGTGTTCGAAGTGTAAGTAAAGCACTAGTATTAAAGCTCATCATTTGGTGGGCTTTTTTGTTGATGTTAATTTTATCAATTATAATTCACTATTGAGAATAAGTTGTTGAAATATAAATACTTATTGAAAATATGAAAGTTACTTGTTAAAGTGTTCAAATATTAAACTTTTCAAGTGGTGTAGAGATGACTTATTACATTGGCGGCTCTAAGAGTGGTCAGCAAGTGGCTTTTGAGGATATGCATAATAGTGAAATTTGTGATTTCGGTGAAAAGTTAAGAGCTTTTGATCAGCAAAGAAAATACTACCGAAAATTGCAAATTAGCTTTCACGGCACTGTCAAAACTTTTTTCGTTATTGATGGTAAGAAGCCCATAGATTGTAGAGATCAGATTATTGACTTATGGGATCAAGTTAAAACTGATGTTTATGCTATATAGTATAAATACTTATAAAAGACCTCCTTCGGGAGGTTTTTGTTTATGTTATAGTCCAGTCTAATTAAAAACTGGTTAGCAAAATGTATATCTGTGTTGGTGGTGAACTAGATGGGCAAAAGATAGAGAAAGAAGGCAGATTACTTAAGGCTTCTGACATTGATCCTTCATTTAAAACTGAGTACTACAAACAGATTTATAACCGCGAAAATGTCGTTTATCAATTTTGGTTGCCAGTAGGTTCCGATCTACATGAAATGTCTAAATTAGTATTAGATATCTTAAGAGCGCCTAAAAACTAGTTTTATCGTTTGCCGGACGTATCGGCGCAAATGGCCCCGCTAAATATCGATTATTGGCGGGGCTTTAACTATATTTTTTTAGATAAATTTATAAATATTTAATAAATAATAAAAAATTGTTTACTTTATAGTCAGGGATTGTTATACAAGGTGACTATAAAAGGGTTTTGATATGACAATTATCACTGTGCGAGATGTAGAAACGAATGAGGTGGTAATTATGAGGTCTATAATTGATCCAATTGCACAACTAGATAAAAAAGGTGAAGTGCAAATTATTCGAATTAAAAAATGGATCTTTGACGAATCTGGTTATTTCGTTCCTGAAGAGCTTTATGGAGCACTTGAGGGCGGAAAAGTTGGAATGTATGTAAGTTTGCAGTATGTGATTGTGAAAATTGAAAACTAATTAACTTTTTTAATTTTTATTTAATATTAGATCATAGCTCGCAAACAGCCCGGCCATTACGACACATCAAATCCCACTCAATAGCAATTATCAGTGGGGTTTTTTCATGTTCTATATAATTTTTATATTTAAAAGATTTTTTATGAGTAAGAAAAAATCAAAACTATTATTACTTGAAATGTATAAGTATTTAAATATTAGTGTTTTAAATGTTTGAATTATTCTAGTTTTAAATTAAATGCATATTGATATTGTATGAAAATTATGCAATTATGCGCCAATAAATATGTCTATACATATTTTATATTTCAGGTTTAAGTGTATTTTTCGCTAAGCCCATTTCTTTATGAGAAGAAGAAATGGGCTTTTTCTTATTTTAGAGAAGCTTAAATTTTGAGACAGAAACTAAATGATGATGTACACAATTAGATACGTTCATCGTAATAATATTCACTATGTTGCTTCAAATATTGATAGACATTTAATTATTCTAAAATCGATTGACTCAGAATTTAGGATGGATCATCATATTTCTTATGATGGTCAAATGATATTTAACCTTACTTTGAATGAAGATACTGATGCAGTAATTGAATTTCAGGGGAATGAAAATAAAGTATATGAATATCTTCTTTCAATTTAATAAGCTGCTTCCGCTTTGATAAGTATATCTATAGAATTTATAGGTTGCCTTAAACAACAATTAGCCTTATCGATCAGCGCAAAAATGTGATAAGGGGAAAGCCTACTGGATCAGTAGGCTTTTTTTATTTATCAATGAGTTAAAAATAGAAAAATTAATTAAATAATATTGGAAATATTAATTACATTTAATCATAACTACTTACCTTTTGTTACATATAATTACATACAGAAATATAAGTTAAAGCATACTTACTTTGAGAGTAGTCCTCTTACCACTTCTCAAATAAGGAAATCCTTAATGGCGCAATATTTAGTAATTGCAGAAAGTGTGTATAGGAAAGTTAAAGAAAATGAGCTCTTTTCAGATGACTCTATTGAAAATCTTAATAATCTGATGACTTTTATTCGTAAAGAAATAGCAGGTAGTGTATTTAAACTGAAGTACAACTTTATTGATTTTGAAGAAGCTTTAACAACGCCTTTAAATGAATGTAAGGTTAAAATTGATCTAAGTCTGATTCCTCATTTTTTGCAGGAAGACGAATATGTTTTATGGTTGGCAAGTTTTATTGAAAGAATTACAGAAGGTGGACCTAAACCACCTCCGCCCATTAAAAAATTCATTCCTGAGTTTATTAGTCTTAAATCAGAATTGGATTTTGTAATTGTGACAGAGGAAAAGGTTGAAAATAACGGTGAAGAAATAAATGACTATTTTAATTCTGAAGCTTTTAATAAATCTTTAAAAAGGAAATAGTCATTCTTTTTTAATATACAGCAACCGCCCTAGGGCGGTTTTTTTATGGGTTTAATATGGATGACAAAGTTTATTTTTGGCTCACGAGAAAAAAAGAACCTAAAACAAAAGCCAAAAGTAGACCACTGCCAAAGGCTACTCAAAAATATCTAGAAACTGAGGAAGAATTTACACAGGCTTTAGACGTTCTGGAAATTAAATACGAAAAAAAATTCCAATTTAAATCTACAAAGCATTGGCGTTTTGATTTTCATTTAATCGAACATCGTATTTTAGTGGAAATTGCTGGCGGCCCTTGGTCGGGTGGACGTAAAGGTAAACTTAAAAACAAAGCTTGGAGTCTTGATCGTTACGATGTAGCTGAAGAGATGGGCTACACCGTAGTTCGTATTGAGACAGCGGCAAGGTACCGGATAGATGAGACTGGACCGCTACAAATGCGAAAAGATTACGCAAGCCAATGGCTTAAGAATTTGAAGAGGCAAATATTTAATGGATCAGATCAGACCATTTCCTCCACAGGAATTAATTGATAAGGCCGATGAAGAAGAAACAATTCGATTGGCGCCAGCCCCTGATTTAATGAATTGGGTAATTGCAAATTTTTTAACTATTGGTGGTCCTTTGCATAACCCTGACCATGACCATATTGCTGAACTAATACATGACAATGAGGAGTTCATGGCTTTTGCTTGGGCATCATCGGCTTGTATGGTTAAAAAGCGTATGGTTTTAGGCCAATGTGAAAAAGTTATGTTTAATCAGGGCGGGTGGAAAAAAGCTCGTCAAGAGCAGCAAATGCGGGATTGGTTTGGCTTTGTGCCAACTTATTTAATCACTGTTGATGCTACCTTTTGCGATAAAGCAAATGATCGTGAGTTTTGTGCTTTGCTTGAACACGAGCTTTATCACATTGGAGTAGAACGTGATGGAGACGGCGATCCAATTATCAGCGAAATGACTGGTTTGCCTAAACACTATTTAGCTGGCCATGATGTTGAAGAATTTATTGGCGTAATTAAACGATGGGGAGCGGACGAAAGCGTTAAGCGACTTATTGAAGTGGCGAAACAAGCGCCGTTTGTATCAGATGTGAATATTTCAAAGTGCTGTGGGACATGTTTAATAAGTTGAGCCTTCTGGCTCATTTTTTTTGCCATGTTTCCTTGACGTACCTTGACGGATAGAGAGAAATGGCGACATTAAGTAAAAAGCATAAACTCTTTATTGTGCAAGCACTTGCTGTATTTAACACCCCCCAAGAAACAGCAAGTCTCGTCAAGGAAGAATTTAATATTGATATTTCAAGGCAGCAGGTGGAGTCTTATGACCCGACAAAGTTTGCTGGCAGAGACTTAAGCAAAGAACTCAAAGACTATTTCGAAAAAACTAGAGAAGAGTATTTGAGTCAGCCACTAAATAAAATTAGTGGAGCTAATGATATTGTCCAGTTGAAAATTTTAAGTGATCTACTTTGGGCCAAAAAAATAATGTGACCATGACAATTAAAATCGTGGATCAATTACAAAAGATCATGAAAGGTTTTTATGACAAGAAGGGGGAGCAGGCGAATAAAGGTAGTAATTCTGAAGCAAGCCAAACAAAAGCTGAAGTAGAACTTGAGATTAAGAAACTTGAGCTTCAGAAGTTACAGCGTGAAGTGAATCCACTAGAGTATCGCCCACCTGAAGAGGATTACAAGCTTGTGCTGAATCCTGATGAGGAGATACCAAATGAGCCAATTCTTTAATCCTCCTGAAGGTTCAGTTCAATTAACGCCAAAACAAGCAAACATCTACTTGTGGGGATGGCAAAAAGAAGCCCGTTTCCGTGATGCTGTTTGTGGTCGACGTTTTGGTAAGACTTTCTTAGCTAAAGCAGAAATGCGAAGAGCCGCAAGACTGGCTGCTAAATGGAATGTTTCGGTTGAGGATGAAATCTGGTATGCAGCACCTACATTTAAGCAAGCAAAACGGGTTTTCTGGAAGCGATTAAAACAAGCAATCCCAGCTTCTTGGCGAGCAGGGAAGCCAAATGAAACTGAATGTTCAATTACTTTAAGAAGTGGCCATATTATCCGTGTTGTCGGTCTAGATAACTATGATGACCTTCGTGGATCTGGTTTATTTTTCTTAATTATTGATGAATGGGCCGATTGTAAATGGGCTGCATGGGAAGAAGTGCTTCGCCCGATGCTTTCTACCTGTAAGTATGTGGTTAATGGCGAGCAGCGAGTAGGTGGCCATGTTTTAAGGATTGGAACACCCAAAGGTTTTAACCATTGCTATGACACGTTCATGGATGGTCAACCGGGGCACGAGCCAGATTGTAAGAGCTTTTCATATACATCCCTTCAGGGTGGAAATATTCCTGAATCTGAGATCATTGTAGCTAAGCGAAAAATGGATCCTAAGACATTTAGCCAGGAATATGAAGCAAGCTTTGAGAGCTATCAAGGTGTCATTTACTATAGTTTTAACCGGTTGCTGAGCGCATCAAGTGAAACTGTTAAGGCTAATGATGTACTACATGTGGGGATGGACTTTAACGTAACCAAAATGGCTGCTGTTGTATATGTTCGCCGTGGTGAACATATGCATGCGGTCGATGAGTTCGTTAATCTGTTCGATACTCCAGCAATGATTGAAGCTATCCAAGAGCGATATCCTAATCATGAGGTTGCAGTTTATCCCGATGCCTCGGGTGAGAATCGAAAGTCGAGTAATGCTAGTGAAACGGATCTGGCTTTACTAAGAAAGGCTGGTTTTAAAGTACATGTGAACAGTAGAAACCCAGCAGTTAAAGATCGTATTAACTCAATGAACGGCATGCTCTGCAATACTTTGTCTGAGCGCAGATTATTTGTAAATGTAGGTAAATGTCCTCACTTTGCAAAATGCCTAGAACGACAAATCTATGATGATTATGGACAGCCGGATAAGAGTGCCGGTTTTGACCATATGAATGATGCAGGTACATATCCAATCGCTTATTTATTCCCGATCGACAAGAAATCTGTTGGAGTTCGAAGGATTCGCGGGATGTCTTAAACAACGCACCTTTTTAGGTGCTTTTTTATTGGTGTTTTTATGGCAGTTACTGATAAACATCCGCAGTATATTGCTGCACAAAAAAGCTGGTTGATTATGCGTGACGCCGTTGCCGGTGAAGAGCAGATTAAACAGGCACAAACAAAGTACTTAGCTAAATCGGCTGGCATGATTGAGGCAGAAAAGCAGGGCGATACAGCTGGAGAGATTTATAAAGCTTATCTAAGCCGTGCCCAGTATCCATTATGGGTTCAAGATTCGCTACGTACGATGATTGGTCTGGTTTCAAAGTTAAATCCAAATATCGTGATTGAGAGCACTTTGCTACAAGGGCTTATCACGAATGCAACCAATGACGGATTTGGTCTTAAACAGCTCTTTATCCGAATTTGCTTAGAGTTATTGGAATATGGTCGATGTGGATTACTGGTTGATGTTGATGCTAATGGCGTGCCTTACTTCGCGCTTTACGATGCTCTATCCATCATAAACTGGAAAGAAAACAGCATTGGTGGCAGAAAAGATTTAAAGCTTTTGGTACTCGAGGAGCAATTTGAAAATAGTGAAGATGAGTTTGGCCATAACACAAAGACAGTCCACCGTGTTTTATCTATGACAGACGGCGCTTTATCAGTTCGATTATTTGATGGCTCAACTGAAGAAGATAAAACACCTGGTCTAGGCGGTAATCTGCTTTCTTATACGCCTTTTGTTTTTTGCGGTACCACTGATAATTCACCGGATGTCGGTACAGTCCCACTTTTAACAATGGCTAAAGCTGCTTTGAAGTATTACCAGCTCAGTGCTGATTATTTTCAATCACTTCACCATACAGCGCATCCTCAGCCATGGATTAACGGTATTGATGATGAAGATCCCGATCTTAGCGTTACAGGTGTAATGGCTGTCTGGAGCCTGCCAAAAGAATCACAATGCGGTTATTTGGAAATTTCAGGTAATGGTATTGAACTCACCAAGCATGAAATGGATGCGCAAAAGAATGCCGCTCTAGAAGCTGGAGCAAAGGTAATTGATACCAACTCACAAGAGTCAGGTGAAGCACGCCGTGCGCGTCAGGATGACCAACAAGCAAGCCTACATAGTATTGTTACTTGTGCTGCTGCGGCTATAGAACAGGCAATCAAATATGCTGCCCAATGGTTAAAGCTAGATCCATCTAAATACTCTTTTACAGTTGAGCCTGAATTTATTGTCCAGCAATACGACATCAATCTTGCTAAGCAGCTATATGAAGGTGCTATAGCTGGAAAGAATTCTTTCCAGACGTATTGGGAATATATCGCTACTGGTAAGTTGCCAGCTCATGATTTTCAGGAAGAGTTGAAGCGCGTTGAAAGTGAGCGGGATAGCATGCCGTTGTAGGAGTAATAAATGGCCGCGAAAGAAGATAAATCATTGCTCGAGGTACTAACTCAACATCAAGCATATTTGTATCGAGCTTCATCTCAATCAGTTAATGAATTACTAACAATCTTTAATGATGAGTCAGCTTTAATGCTGGCAAAGCTTCGGGATTTGTTGGATGAGTTAAATGATTCTGAGAAAGCAGCTCTTGCAGCGGGGCTTTACACAACGGCCAACCTCAAGGAGATACGAGATTTAATATCCGGTTGGCATACAAGTCTAAATTCTTCATTGCCTGAAGCATTTGCAGTTTCAGCAACTGCAATGGCTGTATATGAGGCTAATTACACAGCTAAGTTATACGGAGGCAAGATTAAAAAACCTAACGGTGAAAAGCTGTTTACTGCCGCTAAGAAGGTTCCATTAGTTGGTGGGGCTCTTGTAGATGATCTTCTAAGTAAGATTGCTGAAAGCGCACGTCAAAAGGTCGAATATGCTATCCGTGACGGGATTAGCTCAGGCAAAACTAATCAGGAAATCGTCCAGCGGATTCGTGGTACCAAACGCCTTAATTATGAAGATGGCTTATTAACCAGTTCCAAGGCTGATATTGATCGTACCGTACGAACTGTACGGAGCCATGTGGCGAATCAAGCATATTTAGACACTTTCAATAAAATCAGTTTTGAATATGTCCGTTTTGTAAGTGTTTTGGATGGTAGAACAACAAAATTATGTGCTTCTTTGGACGGATCTGTTTGGGAGGTGAATGACCCAGCAAAGCGGGTACCGCCGTTGCATCCTAATTGTCGAAGTATTCTGGTACCTGTAGAGAAAGACGGTCGGCTTGTTGGTGAACGTCCATTTGTGATGGATGAGCGGCGTGTTAAAGACATTCCAAAAGACGAGCGTGGTCAATTAATCGGCCAACTGGATGCAAACACGTCTTTCAAAGATTTCTTTAAGAATACAGACGATTTCTTTCAAAGAGAATGGTTAGGACCGAAGCGATACAAGCTTTATAAAGAAGGAAAGTTTGATTTTGATAAGTTTTTTGACCCTGAAGGGCGGTTATATACTATTGATGAATTGGAGAAAGTTGATAGAGTTAATTTATAGATAACTTTAAAAACAAAGGCTAAATTGTGAATATCTTTCAAATCAAAATTTTCAGAAAGCTAAAAGTTTATAATTTGATTTATTATGCTTTAATTATTTTTTCTATTGTTACTTTGGCTTGGCTGCTGAAAAATTGTTTAAAGGTAGGAGACGAAGTAGTTGCCGCTATCTCTGCATCTTTAATTACCTTATTTGGAGTGTATTTAACCAATGAAAATAGTCAATTAGCTCTAGATAAACAATTGCAGCAACAAAAAGAAACTTTTATTGAACAACTTAAAGATCAGGCAGAAGGATTCAAAGAGCAAATCAAACATCAAAATTTTATGCTAGATAGGCAGCTTAAACATCAATCTGAGGAAAAAGAAATTGAAAGAAAGAGAAAATTTAAACACGATATTTATAGAAATATGGCTGAACAGTTGAGTGAAATTGAGACATTTTTTTCTTCATCAATGTTTATGGTTAATAGCAATTTTGAACTAATTGAAAAAATTGCTCATTTAAACAAAATTTTAAATACTGCAAAAACTGTTTCATCTGTTGCAGTTATGGAAGTATCAGATAGATTACATGACAAATGTTGTGATATTGCAAAAAGGTACTCATCTGAAAGTTTTAAACTATTTTCTTTAAAACATGAAGAAATTTCTAAAAAGGAAGTTTTGAATAATCTGATTCAAATGAACTCTAAAATAATGGAGAATTTTTTAAGGAATGGAAAACAGCCGAGCTTTCAGCAAGAGATAAAATCAATTCTTTCGGAAAGAGAAAAAGTTATTAAAGAGCTTACGGATTTAGAAAATCAAATAGCAATTGAATCTAAAAGATTACTTGATCTTTTAAAGGAAGACATTCTTATTATTAAGGCTGACACTCAGATTATTCTCATTCTTATAAATTCGGAACAAGGGTATAACAGTCTTGATGAGTTAATTAACAAACCAAAAGAAAGTAATTAGGTTTCTTAAATTTTTAAATGGACAGCTTAAAGCTGTCTTTTTTTATGCCTTGAGATAAGGCTTTACCCCAATCAAACGAGAGGTTTGAACATGTCATTGCCATTTACTGTTGATTCACTTGATGCAATCAAAGAAGAGCACCGTGCTCTATATGTTGAGGAAAACGGGAAGTTTCGCCTCGATTTGGAAGGTTATGAAGATCCAAAAGGTTTGAAATCTGCACTTCAAAGCGAGCGTGAAGCTGCAAGAACTGCAAATCGTCAACTTCAGGAACTTCAAAAACAATTTGAGGGTATTGATCCTGAAATTGTTAAGAAAGTCTTTGCTCAACTTGACCAAGATGAAGAGGCCAAATTAATCGCAGACGGCAAGGTTAACGAAGTGATTCAGAAGCGCACCGAGAAGATGCGTGAAGAGCATGAAAAGTTACTGAAAGCCGAAAAAGAACGTGCTGATAAAGCCGAAGCTTATGCACAAAAGTTCAAGCAATCAGTGATTCAAAGCCAAATTGTACAGGCTGCTGTTGAGCTTGAAGCATTGCCAGAAGCTACTGCAGATATTGCCTTTTTAGCTCAGTCAAAATTTGCATTAGATGAAAACGGCAAAGCAGTAGCAGTTGATGAAAACGGGGACGTGGTCATTGGTAAAGATGGCCAAACAGCATTATCGCCAAAAGAGTGGGTTGAATCTCTACGTGAGCAAAAACCGTATTTCTGGCCAAAACCAAATGGTATGGGCGCACCAGGTAGCAACAATTCAAAAGGTCAGCCAGACATTCTCAAAGCAGATGGCACGGTAAATATGACCAAATTGGCGCAATTACGAAATGAAAATCCGCAACTAGCTAAAGAGCTAGCGGCAAAACACGGTATTAAACTTTAAGGAGTAAAGCCTAATGGCTGAGACAAAAATTGCTGATGTAATCGTACCTGAGTTATTTACTCCGTACGTATTAAATAAGACTGCCGAGAAGTCTGCATTATGGCAGTCAGGCATTGTTGGGGAGCTTGATGAAAAAGTCGCTTTTGGTACAGAAGGCGGTACTACAGTAAATATTCCTTTCTGGAATGATTTAAGCGGTGAGTCCGAAGTACTTTCAGATGGTAAAGCTCTTGGGGTAAATAACATCACTGCTGGTAAAGATATTGCTATTTTGCATGCCCGTGGTAAGGCTTGGGGTGCAAATGATTTATCTAAAGCATTATCTGGTGATGACCCATTGGGTGCGATTGCTGATCTTGTAGCAGACTACTGGGCTCGTGAATTTCAGGGGTTTACCGTAAATACACTTAAAGGTGTATTTGGGTCTGCAAGCATGGCAGGTAATACCCATGACATTTCGGCTGGTACTGGAGCAGCAGCCGTAATTGATGGTCATTCATTTATCGATGCATCTTATAAACTGGGTGATGCTGTTGATAAATTAACAGCGATTTCAATGCACTCATTCACAATGGCAGCACTAGCCAAGCAAGGTTTAATTGAAACTGTGCGTGATGCTGATGGTGTTGTGCTCTACAAAACTTTTATGGATCGCCGTGTGATTGTAGATGACGGCATGCCAGTTGAAGGCGACGTATTTACTTCTTACTTGTTTGGTTATGGCGCGATTGGATTCCAAGATATTGGGGCACCGGTTGGTGTAGAAACAGACCGTGATAGTCTAGCAGGAACAGATATTCTTATTAATCGCCGTCACTTTGTATTACACCCTCGTGGCATTAAATGGGCGGGTGATACAGGTATTGCTCCTAATAACGCTGGTCTAGCAACTGCTGCAAACTGGGAACGTGTTTACGATCCTAAGCAGATCCGAATTGTGGCTTTCAAGCACAAGATCAAATAACAAAAAGGCGGGTAATACCGCCTTAACTATTTGGAGATCCATAAATGGGACTTTCATCATTTAACCGTGCACGGGAAAGACAACAAATGACAGAAACAAAAATTGCTGAGTTAGAAGAACAACTGGCAACTGTAAAGGGTGAATTTATTGCCTTTCAAAATGATCCTGAGGCAATGAAAGCACGTATTGCTGAACTGGAAGCAGGTGAAGGGGGTCAAACACCTGAAGATGGCCAAAAGCCCAGTGATACTCAACCGCAACCAATTAACTATGCAGGTCTCAAAGTAGATGAGTTGCGTGCGGTCTTGACTGAAAAAGGCATTGCATTTGAAGCAGGCGCTAAAAAAGAAGAACTTTTAGCATTAATTCCAAAGGAATAATCCATGAGCTTTATCACTGAACAAGAAGCAATTGAACGTGTAGCAGGCTTTAATGCTTTATCTGACAGTGATAAAGCTGACTATCTTGAAAAGTCGGAAGCTTACTTATTAGCGCGTAATGTAAAACCCTATGAAGATGTAACATTAGTCCCTAAAGCCTTAAAAACGGCTTCATTTGAAGTCATTAAAGGCATCATGAAGGGTGAGCTATATCAAGGCCAAGAACAGGCATTAAAGCGCAAAAAAGTGAAAGCTGAGGTTGAGTCTGAAAAGGAATATCAAGACGGATCTGTAAAGCTTAATGCAACTGAACAATACATTCTTGATTTGATCAAGCCATATTGTAAACGTCGATCAGTGATATTTATTAGGAAAATCTAATGAGCTTAAGAGACGAGATTCAGGCTGATATTGCTGAAGCATTTAATGAAGACCTTGCCGACGCCGTTCATACTTTTACTTGTGACCGCGTTATCAGTACTAATTGGAACCCTAAAACAAATACTTCAGAAGACGTTGTTGAGCATTACGAAGGTCGTGGTGTTTTATTTGCTTCTTATAACCAATATGAAGTTTTAACTCTTGGAGTTCTAGCAACTGATAAGAAGGCTATTGTGCTGCAGAATGAAGTTACCAAAGAGCCAAACATTGATGATGAATGGAACACGGCGCAAGGTACATTTCGAATAATGCATATTAAACAAGACCCAATCAGTGCAAGTTGGAAATGTCAGTTGAGGAAGGTTTAAATAGTTGTTCTAATATCCTTCTAGAACAGGAGGATATATGGCTACTAGAAAATTAGAAGATAAAATTAAGCGAGTTTTTTATTTTATTGGTGGTGGAATAGTAGCTTACTTGTTGATCAGTTTTACTATTTTAAGTTCATTTCCTTGGTACCCATATCCACTAAATAAAAAACAAGCTTACGATGTTTTAAAAGATGCATTCACAATAGGCGCAGCATTTCTTGCTCCAATTGCAGCATTTGTTTTATTCAATGACTGGAGAGAACAACACGTAGCTGTGAAAAATGAGAAATTAAGTGAGGATATACTAAGAATAGTAACTACTGAATTTCTTTCATTCTATAACCTTAACCCCAGATTAAAAGCAGATGTTGAAAAGTTTAATGAACAGCAAATGCAATACCATAGAGATGTCGCAAATCTCTTCTTAAAGGTAGATGAAATTGATGAGGTTGACGATAAAGCTAAAAGTTTTAAAGAAAACATTAAGAAGTTAGATAATGATTTTTTGGGTTTATATCTGAGTTTATTTAAACAAATTGAAATTGTAATTGAATATGATGCAATTGCTGACTTTTTAGATACAGAATCCCTCTCTAGAAAAGAAGAATTAAAAGCTGATTTGGATAAATTCGCAAAAGAAAATGATATCCACTATATGAGAATTATGGACGTATTTAGAAAACTTAAACCGTTACAAGTTTCATCATGATTCCCACTTCGGTGGGTTTTTTATTGGAGTAAAAATGACTTGGACTGCACTTGAAGTTTATGAGAGCGTTCAGGTAGTGCCTGACAATGATCTTAAGCCCCATTCATTAATACATTGCGAATGCCATCCCAAATTTGTGGATGGCATTTTTGTTCATAATTCATTTGATGGTAGAGAGGCCACTGAAACGCCTTTGCTAAGTTAAAAGGTTAGTCCATGGTTAATACTGATTATGTACCCGAGTGGTATATCTCACCTTTCCAACATGTCCAGTACACACTAGCTAGAAATCAGCTTCACATGGATCTGTTATTCGAGGACATGAATAACGTTGATAAGTTCTTGTCTATTGAAGGGGCAGCAGCTCAGGTGGATTTCTATTCCGATGGAGCTTATGCAGTTGTCCAACTTGGCGATACTTCAGAAAGAAATTTAATTGAAGTGTACGGATTGCTTTTACATGAAGCAGTTCATGTTTGGCAGAAGGTTAAGAAATTGATGGGAGAAAAAGAGCCTAGTTCAGAATTTGAGGCATATTCAATTCAATCGATCGCTCAAGACCTATTTGAAATGTATGAAGAAAGCGAGGTTAAAAACCATGGGATGGACAGGAGTAAAGCCGACTAGCTTTAGTTTTGAAGTTGAGAAACAAGCAGATGAGCACGTGAAGAAAATCACAATGGATACAGTGCAATCACTTGTTGTTTCAAGTCCAGTTGATACAGGCGCTTATCGGGCTTCTCACATTGTTTCTGTTGGATCTGGCGATTACGGAGTGCGAGAGCCCTCTACAAATGCTGTGCAAGATGCAGCGATTCAAGCTGTGAAATTTAAACTTGGTAGTTTGATCTATATTCAAAACAACAAGCCCTATGCTGAGCGCTTAGAAAACGGTTGGTCAGATCAGGCGCCGTTGGGTATCTACAATACTACTTTTCATTATATTACTCAGAAGTATGGTGGCTAAATGGCAATGACTTTAGAGCAGACACGGCAAGCAATAGTCGACCGTATGATGAGTTTCACTGGAATATCTCAAGATAGAATTCAATACCCAAATGCACCAGGTTTCAATGTACCAACTAAGGGATTATGGTGCCGTTTGGCTATATCAGGAGGACCAAGCTTTATTGCTGGACTTTCTGATGAGCCAACAACACGCCGTACAGGTAATATTTTAATCCAATGCTTTGCTCGGCCAGATACAGGTGATAAAGAAATTACAGATCTAAGTGATGCGTTACTTGATCATTTTGAATATTTCAGAGTTGAACATTTAGAATGTTTGCATGGCCAATCAATTTATACAGGTAAAGATTCTGACTTTGTTCAATTTAATGTGACCATTGGATTTAGAGTGAATTGATATGTTAAAAAGATACTTTGAAACATTAACTGGTGACGTTCTTTCCATTGAAGTTTCACATGAAAGCCCTTGTAGTCATAAAACTGTTGAATATTTGAGAATAGATAGTCTAGGGCAGCCATCTATTTGGATGTGTAGTAAATGTGGGCATAAGTTCAATGAAAGTCAATTAAAAGCTGTGGTGACAATATGATAGAAAGTAAACCATATATGTCAATTTACAATCCATTCAAACTGTATGACGAAGAAGTGGATGTGAATTGCCGCCACAACCAAGTTGAAACAGCATGTCATAGTTTTGACGGCAATCATTTATGGAAGTGCTCTAATTGCGGGAAGAAATTCCGTAACGAAGAAATAGAAGCACTCAAAGAAGAGCACAGAAAGAATCAGTAATTATTAAATAGCTAATTCATACCGCCTTAGGGCGGTTTTTTTTCGCCAGCAATTTAACGGCCACCTTCGGGTGGCTTTTTTTATGCCTATAAGGAGTGAGAGCCATGTCGAGTGGTGCACGTCAGCTGACACAAATCGCAAGAGAAACAACGGTAGGAGTAACACCGACACCGTTTGCTCGGACAACTTTTGAATTTACAGATAATGGCTTAGATGCCACAGTTTCTAAAGAAGAGTCAAAGTCTATCACTAGTGGGCGCATTGCTCGCTCATCAATGATTACGGGCGCAGAATATGCCGGTGAATTAAAGTGCGAGGCAAAATATAGCCAACTTGTACAAGACTTAATGGCTGCTGCAGCTTTTAATAGTTGGTCATCCAATGTACTTACTTTTGGTGGGGCACTCCGCCAAACATTCTCAGTACTTCGCGGCTTTGAAGATGTTAATGATTACCACGTTTTCCGAGGTTGTCATGTAAATACCTTTAGTATTGAAATTCCCGAAGCTGGCTTAATTACGATGGCATTTGGCCTTATGGCCTTGGGCAGAACTAACTTTGCTGCGGCTCCAGCTGGAGCTATTACTCCAGCAGATAACAGTCCTAAGCTATCTAATATATCTGTCGGTGAAATCTTGATTGATGGTGTATCACAAGCTGGTATCTCCTGCTTGACTGCATTTTCATTCAAATGGGATAACACGATGAAGTTGCAGAAATGTCTGGGTGAGGGAATCAATGCCCGAGCTATTTTAGAAACACTTGCAGCCGGCACAGGTTCATTTACTGCTGCATGGTCACGAAACACTTCAGACATGTACGAAAAGCAATTCACCAATGCAACAATTTCTTTGAAGGTCCCAATTACAGACACTTTAGGTAATTCTTACGAAATTTTTATTCCTAAAGCAGAAATTACTGCGCCATTACCAAGCGGTGGAAACAGCGATATTTTAAATGCTTCGTTTGAATATAAGGTTGTTGAAGAAGCACCAACAATAACCCGTATTCCAGCACCGGCACCAAATCCAAATCCTTAATTTAATTTGACTGATAGCAGCCTTCATGGCTGCTTTTTTTGGAGTTCAATATGGCTTTAAAAGTAACTATTCAAACAAGCAAAACAGTCAGCAAATGGCGAGAATATACGGACACGCAAGGAAATGTACTGGCTGAGTTTAAAATTCGTGGAACTGGATATAAGCCATATCAAGTAGCATTAGAGCGTGCGAGTAATCAGATTAACTCTAAAGGTTTTGATGTCAGTAAGGCTGGAAAAGATGACAAGCTTTACCACGAATTACTTCTCGAAGCTGTTGCATGTCATCTAATAGAAGACTGGAAAGGCGTAGTTTTTGAAGAAAAGATTGACGGCGGTGAAGTGATTGAAACTGAACCTGAGTACTCACCTGAAAATGCGACTAAGCTTCTTAACATGGGCGACATAGGCATTTCAATTTGGTTATACATAAAGCAAGAAGCTGAAGATATTCAAAAAGAAGCGGATACGTATAAGGATGAAGTTGTGGGAAAGTCCTGCAGCTCTACAACTGGTGCAAGTTCAACTCAGAAGAAGAAGCGAGCGACTATAACGCGAAGCAGACAGCGATCGCAAAAGCCTTAAATCTTCAAGCTGCGAAGGTCATTGAGAAACCGGAGTATTCTTATACATCAAATGCGATTCTTTCGGCATATAACGTGATTTCACGATCTAGACGATATGAGCAGGGTATTCCGCTGTCTTTGGATATTTCGGCTATCTCCGCATACTGTGAGCACTATGAATTGCCAGTTGATAGAGACATCTTTAATGACTGTATTTTTGCTATCGATAACTTGTTTTTGGATGAAGCTGCGAAAAAGTCAGGCAAGTAATGGATCTTAATTAATGTAACTCAGTGTATCGATATGTAGTTATGTTTAATACAGTTAGCACGTCCTAAAGCCTCGTCAGCATTACTTCGTCTATTTCTGTTGACACGATAATGATAAGCAGTATTGAAATTTCGTCATAAGTTGTGTATTGACGTCGGTACAGTGAGTGGATATATTTGCGGATAACCCTATTAACTTATGTTAACTAGGGTATTTTTATTATATAAATATTAGGTGTGTTGGCATGTTAATTAACGAAATTTCTTTAAATTTCAAAAGTTAAGTGTCATACTTTAGAAGTGTTTCAAAGGTAAATATATGTCATCTAGCCCACTAATAGAAGTGGTTTTCGAAGTAAGGTTTAAACCTAAAAATAATTTTGCAACTGAATTATTAATAGCAATAAACCAACTATTCGGTAATCATATAAGTATTATTCATGCTGATGGTTTACAATTTCCTGCTGAAATTAAGGCACAACAGCCTGATATTTATTATATTCCTTCATATAAAATTAACTACCCTTTATTCTCCTTATGGGTTTCAGATGGATCTATAGTTGTAATGAAAAATCCATTAGATGCTGAATATGAAGGTTGGGATAAATTCAAATCAATTCCTCAGCAAATTTTGAATATACTGAAACTTAAAGATAAAATTTCTGAAATTCATAGATTTTCGCTGAAATATACTAATTTAATTCAAACAGAATTAGCTCTAAAGGACTTAAACATTTCTTTGCAAATTGGAAATAAAGATTTGGATGAGAGTGCTAAACTTACCTTAAAGACAGAAGTGAAAGAAGGTAATTTTATTAGTATTACCGATATATCTTCACATGTAGTGCTTGAAAACATTAGCGATATTACAGGTGAGCTGAGAAGAATATCGGGAACTTTATTTATTATTGACGTTATTAATAATAGTGGTATATCTAATTTAGAAAATGTAGATGCAGAATTTTTAGAAGGCCTAGAAATTTTGCATAACAAAGCAAAACAAATTTATGCAACTATTTATCAAAAATAAAAAATTAGGAGATATATATGAGCAGTTTAAGAATTAGTGCTTCAATTACTCCAACATTAACTGGTGTAATGATTGCAACGGCTTTAGGTGGCGCATCTATTAATACATATACAACTCCTAATATGGGTATTCCACCTCATCATGAAGCATTTTATAAAACCTCTCAGTTTGGTATAAGTAGTACTTCAGAAACTTTTTCACCTCTGGCTTTATCTAATTCAAGTGAGATAAATGAAATTGATAATTTAATGTTGCAGGTTTTTGAAAAAATTTCAAAAGACTCAAAACCCTTAGATGAAAAGTTTGCTAAAATACTTTCAGATAATATACTAGATTTATTCTGATTAAATAGGGTCTTAGAGTGGTTGCTACTAATAATTTTTCTCGATTACTTCCTAATTATTTAACTGATGCAACACGGAAGAATTTAGAAGTAGCCTTAAAAGATTTCATAAATAATGAAAGAATTACTCAAGACCCTTTCAGTCCGTTTAAAAATGATTTTTTTTTACAAGGTGACATTGTTAGTAACATTCCTTTCCCTTATTGGAAAGAGGATAAGTTTTATACAGAAGTTGTTCCTCGTTGTATTATTTTAAGTAATACGTGTGATATTGATATCGCAAATAAAAGAAAGATTCCTTTAGATTGTTTATTAGCTCCAGTACTAAGCTTAGAAAAGTATGAGAATCGTCTAGCTCAAGAAGGTGCTACAGAACAAGAGCTTAAAAGTTTTTATGAAAATTTAAAGCAATATAAAATTACTAATTTATTTCATCTTCCAATAGATAGTGATGGTAAATATGCTCCACATGAAAAGGGATATATTGTTCAATTAGATAAAGCTTTTTATTTGCCAAGAAGATTCCTTGATTTAAAGCAACACATTAAATCTTTAAACCAATTTTTTTCATATCTCTTTACTTTCCAAATTTCTGTAAATTTATGTCGTTTCCATGATAAGGTGGATCGAGATGAGAATATTTGTTATTAATTTTAAATTTTTAAAAAACCACCTTAGGGTGGTTTTTTAATATCTGTCATCTAGTAACGGTGAAATACACTTATTATAAATATATAATGACTAGAATAATTTGTATTGAAAATTAATATGTTAGCAAAACTTATATATACATTGGGGTGTTCGATTTTTATTGTAGTTTTGATTAGCTGCACTAAAAAAATAGAAATTAAACCACTTCCTTCTTCGGTTGAAGAGCAATATCAAACCTCAAGTCATCAGATAGGAAACATGCTTGATGAACTTAATAATCGAGAAGTGTCACTTGAAAAGAAGCGTGAGATATTGTGTAAGACATATCCTAATGTCTACAAAAACCACTATATGCCAGCTCTACTGAAGCTTTCTCCACATCAATATACAGAGGAAACTCTCTTAAGGGATTATGAGGCAGTGATCAACTTCTATAAAATAGCTTGGTCAATTAAATGTCTTAAATGAAAAAAAATCAAGAAGGTTGATGGGTAGTTTTTAAAAGTCTGAACTGTTAAATTTTACCCATTAATTTAGATGGAAATTTTCATGAGAAAAATAACTTTAATGGTTTTGCTTTACTTACCTATACTAGCATTAGCAAAACCGGATCAGCCTGTAAGTGATAACGTACATGAGCAAAACTGTAGGAATATAATGGAAATTGCAAATGTAATTATGCAACAAAAGCAGAATGGCGCGCCTTTAATACAGGCATTGAAAGCAAATGATTATGCCTTAAAAAATAATCCCAATAAAAATATGCAAAAGGTAACTAACTTAATTATTCGCGATGCTTATGAGCAACCAAGTTATTCAACGCCTTCAATAAAACAAGAGCAGTTAAATGAATTCTCAGCTAAATATTATTTAGGTTGTATGGAAATGTATGAATAAATTAAGTATTCATTTATTGTTAGTGAATAGTTAAGGTATATTTTTTGGGTGTAAAAATGAAAAAGATTATTTTAATTGCAATACTTTTTAGTAGCACATTCGTTAGTGCAGAAATTGTCAAAAATTCAAAAGGTGAAAGAATTGATCTCAAAACAGATGGTACTTGGGAATTAGTCAGTAGTTCTAAATCTTCAAAAATAACAAATGGAAAAGAATTTTATGCAAACATTAATGATGGTAATGACAAACCAGTAAAAATAAAAGTTTATTCTAAAATTGATAACGGGCCTATCAGATTACTAGACGAGGCAGAGGTAATTGAAAAAATTCGTTCAACTGCTGCAGTGGCAAAGATTGGACTTAAAAATAAATATTCATTTAAACCAAAAGCAGTTTACATAGAGCAAGAGGGAACCGGTTTAATAATTCAGCTTGAATATACAGCTGCAAACAGCTATGGAGCAGAAGTTGTTGGTAGAGAAAAAGGTACTTATGCGCTCGATTCAAAAGATAAATTGAAAGCATATTAAATATATTTTAATTAAGTTAAAAGACACAAAAACCCGCTTAGGCGGGTTTTTTATTGTCTGGAGAAAAGTGGTATGGCACAAGAATCTCGTTTAGTGATTGTCATAGATTCAAAAAATGCTGAACGTAATGCGCGTAATTTAGGCAATGAACTCGATAGCATAGAACGTAAAGGTGATTTTGCTTCTAAATCAATGGACGGTTTGTCTGTAGCAACTCGCACTCTTGCAGGTTATATGGCTGGATTAATTACTGCGGGTGAAGCTGTTTCAAAAATGGATGCTTACACTGGTCTTCAAAACCGTCTAAAGCTTGTTACTAAAAACCAAACTGAACTAAATAAAGCGACTGAAGATACTTTTAATATTGCTCAAAAAACTTATTCAGCTTGGGATTCTATAAGAGAGAAATTACCTGTTGACACTGCAAGCAGCTGACTACTACGAAAACCTATTGACAACCAATATTATGAAACGACCACCTTCGGGTGGTAATTCTTTTTTTACGGGTAGGAAAACGTGTATGAAGCGTGAGTCAATTAACAAAAACAATTTTTTAACAAAGTCAGCGGAAGCCCTTCCGCCTGATATTAAAAAACGGATGGGGGTAAAGTTCGTCTATTAATTCTATGGGAAGTAAGAAATGTACTTTATTCCAAAAAAGCAAAAACCCCAGTGCGCCAACACTAGGGTTTTGGTTAACAGTTAAGGAGGGTTAACTATTAATGAATCAATCTGAGGAAAATGTTAGCACCAAACCCGGTATAAGTATAGAGGGGAAAATGAGTGAGAAAGATGCAGGTAGAGCTGCTGTAATCATGGCTTGGGGTAAAGCTATATCCCTAGTAATTGGTAGCGTTGCTGGTGCAATAACTGCTATTACGACTTTTTTTAAATATATATTTTAAAAGCTATGAAACTAAACTTATGAAGCCGACTTATTTGAGGTCGGCTTTTTATTTACTGTGCGCCTAAAGGCGCTTTTTTATTGCCTAAAGGAAACTGAAATGAATATTGATCAATATCTTGAAGATCTGATTAAACGAGAAGGCGGGTATGTAAATAATCCTGCGGATCGAGGAGGTGCAACAAAGTACGGTATTACTGAAGCAGTAGCACGTACTAACGGCTTTAAGGGCAACATGAAAGATTTACCGCTTGATGTGGCCAAAGCAATTTATCGGAAACAGTATTGGATAGAGCCACGTTTTGATCAGGTGAATACTCTTAGCTCTGCGGTAGCTGAAGAGCTTTTAGATACGGGTGTGAATTGTGGTATCAACTTTGCAAAACCACTTTTACAGCGTGCTTTGAATCTCTTAAATAACAATGGTAAAGCTGGGTGGCCAGATTTATCAGTAGATGGGATTTATGGTCCGGCAACTCTTAATGCACTCAAAACTTATTTGGTCAAACGCGGGAAAGAAGGCGAGAAAGTCTTGGTGCAAGTCCTCAACATTATGCAAGGTCAGCGCTACATTGAAATCTGTGAGCGTAATCCAAAGCAGGAGCAGTTTTTCTATGGCTGGATCGCCAACCGAGTTGTTATATGAAAGTCTTTCATTGCAGACGTTCAAATATAGCTTTCACAATTACATTGCTGTGCATTCTATTTTCAGGATGCACAGCGCATACGATTAATAACAATGTGAATGTAGGTATTTGTGTGAAAGTCATCTAAGGAGGATTTTTAATGAGAAAATATTTGCTCATTTTTAATGAGATCAATTAATTTTGAGCAAATTTATTCTCATTTTTAAAAGCTATTCTGATCGACTCATTAAAAAAGAGTAATGATGTAATTTATTCATTTCATGTAACTGTTGGTGAATAGCATCCTTAAAATCTATTTCATAATGAATTTTTAAATTTGAATTCTTTTTTAGCAATAGGTCAATTAAATAATTCATATTGTACCTAAGAAAAAGCATATTGCATAAATAGCCGCCTAATAAATCAATTAATTTTTGAAGTTTTAGATTATTTATATCCTTATCTTGATAAGCATCATGATATAGATCATGTAACTTTTCGGTGATAAGATTAAGTGGCTCTATTAATGAATTAATACTAGACCTCTTGCGAAAGTAAAAACCACCTCAATCTAAATTTCATGAGATATCAGAAATTAAATCGTTTTTCAGATTCTGAATTCCAGCGCTTGGTTGGTGTACCTCGACCAGTTTTTAGTGAAATGATCGAAGTTTTAAAAGAAGTAGAATCACTTAAAAAGAAATCTGGGCGTCCTCATACTTTAGCTATAGAGGATCAATTATTATTAACACTCAATTACTTACGGAATTACAGCACTCAATTGGAGTTGGCTGCAAATTACCATATCGCTGAAAGTAATGTGAATCGAACCATTAAAAAGGTTGAAGATGCATTGATGAAATCAAGACGGTTTACTCTGCCAAAACGAAGCATTACCACAGCAGACGAACAGTTTAACTGGGTCATTATTGATGCGACAGAATGTTCAATAGAACGTACCGAAAAAAAAATCAAGAGTAAAGTTACTAACAGTAGGTAA